GTGCTCTTCCGTCTGGGAAGGATAGCGCAAAAAAACGGGGCTGGGCTTTGAGGCAATCTTGCCGGAACGCGACACGATGACACAGGACGCACTCGCTCGAGCGCTCAAGATCACGCGGCCGACGCTGCGCGAATGGCAGAAGCGCGACGACTGGCCGACCGGGGCGACCCTCGAGCAGCTGATAGCGTGGCGCGACGAGCGCGGGCTAGGACGAATCAAGGACGGAAGCCTTGGCGCGCTTAAGGCCGAGCTGATGCGGCGCGACATCGAGCTGCGCGATCTCAAGCTGGGGCGCGAACGCGGGAACGTGGTCGAGCGCGAGGTCGTGCAGGATATGCTTCAGCTTCTCAGCCAGAAGCTCGACTTGCTCCTGCGCTTGAAGCTCGAGGTCGAGCTCGGCCCGCGCGTCGCCGGCAAGTCCGCCGCGGAGGCGAACGTCGAAGGCGGGCTGATCCTGGACGAGATCCGCGAGGTGATCGCGGGCAACCTTGCGCGCTTCGAGACGGAGGCGATCAAGAAGAGCGCGAGCGAGGAATGAGCGCCGAGCAACTCCTTGCCGGCTTCCGCCTACCGCGGCCGGACCGCTCGCCGATCTACGACTGGGCGCGGCGGCACGTGCAGCTGCCGGAATCCTACGCGACGCCTGGGCCGTTCAACGTGAGGCTTTCCCCGTGGCTGGTGCCGATCTTCGACGCGCTGCAAAATCCGCTCGTCCGGCGCGTGCACTTCCGCAAGGCCGTGCAAATCGGCGGCACGCTGGTCGCTGACGTCTGGCTGCCGTGGATCATCGCGAACGATCCCGGCCCGATCTCGTGGACGATGCAGACCGACGAGATGGTCGAGAAGCACGCGAAGACGCGCCTATGGCCGCTACTTGAGCGCTGCCGGCCGGTCGCTGCGCTACTACCGAAGCCGGGGCCGCACCGCACGACGACGGAGATTTTCTTCGGCGGATTCTTCGTCAGCCTCAACGCAGCCAACCTTTCGACCCAGCAGAGCCAGTCGATCCGCTACAAGATCAACGACGAGCTCTGGCTTCCGCGCTGGCAGGAGATCTACGGGCACGCGGTGGCGCGCGTCTCAAAGTTCGAGGAGGTCGGGCGCTCGAAGATCTACAACGCGAGCCAAGCGCCGGTGATGGACGCGGAGACCGGCAACGTCGAGGACACTAGCTTTCGCTCGGGCGATCAAGGCGAGTGGCACGCGGAGTGTCCCGGATGCCGCAAGATCCTGCCGGTCGCGTTCGAGGTTCTGAGCAAGGAGCAGCGAGGCGGCGTGATCTGGGACCGAGCGGCGCGACGCGATGATGAGACGTGGGACGTGGGCCGCGCGGTCGAGACGTGCCGTTTCCGCTGCATCGGCTGCGGCCACGAGTCCGCGGACAGCGACGCGACCCGCGCCGGCTGGGCGAAGACTGGGCGCTTCGTCGCGATGAATCCTGCGGCGCCGCGCGAGGTGCGGTCGTTCCGATTGGAGTCAATCGTCACTCGGCCGATGCGTCTTCTCGTGGAAGAGTTCCTTCAGGCCGAAAACCAGCTGGTCCGCACGGGCGACGAGCAGGCGAAGATCGAGTTTCGGACCAAACGGCAGGCGCTGCCGTGGATCGTCGAGAAGAAGGCGGTGAACGTGCTGCTCAAGGATTCCGGCTACAAGCTGGCCGACTACGCGCAGGGCGAGTCCATCCCCGACGAGGCCATCCGATTTATGGCAATCGACCGCCAGCAGGACCACTTCTGGGTCGAGGTTGGCGCGTTCAGCACCGCGCAAGGGCCTCGCTACCGCCAGCTGTGGTTCGGCCGCATCGACACGCGCGACCAGCTACGCGCGCTCCAGGAGCGCTTCAAGGTCTCAAGCGCGTGCGTCGCGCAGGACCGCGGCTACCGGCCGGCGGACGTGGACCGCGACTGCGCCGAGTTCGGCTGGCGCTCGATGCGTGGCTACGGCCGGCGGACGTGGACAATGCGGGACGAGGCGACCGGCCAGATGGTCAACTTCCCGTTCAGCGACCCGCAGGTCTCCGACTACCGCGGGGGCGACGTCTACTTTTACAACTGGTCCGGCGATTACTTCAAGGACACGCTGGCGAGTGCGCTCGAGGGCAAGGGGGATCTCCGCTGGGAACTGCCGAGCGACGTCAATCCGCTCTACCTCGAGCACATCAAGGGCGAGGCTAAGGTCGAGGTGCGAACGGGCGTGTGGGAATGGAGGGAGGTGAGGAGCAACGCGCCGAACCACGGCTTGGACACGAGCGCGATGCTGCTCTGTATGGCGACAATCGCGGGCATCATCCGCTTCGTGCCGGCGAAAACGTAGCGTGGAATTGGGGGCGAGGTTTTCCTCAAAATAGTTCTTGAGATTCTCAAGCGCTTAGGTTTCTCTGGTCACGTCAACAACGACAACCTCAACAAAACAACGACAATGACCACCACCTACAACGCCCAGTCCTCCTCCAAAGTCGCGAATCTCTTCATCGCCAAGATGGTCGCCGAAGAGATCTTCGAGGTCGACGCCTCCGTCACCTGGGTCTCGATTGAAACCGAGCGCGGCATCTACGACATCAGCCGCAGCGGCGAAGTCGAGAGCCACAACCCCAACCGATAAGCCCACCGGGGCGGGCTCACCACTCGCCCCAACTTTTTTCCGAAAGACGCTTGACTATCCCCACCGCTTCGGTTTCTCTCTGCACGTAATCAACAACGACCAATGAAGACCACCATCGATTCCCGCACTTACACCGTCGAAGCCCTCGAAGTCGGCCCGCTCGTCGCCGCTGATCTGGCCGGCCGAGGCTGGGAGCCGCGCTACTACCTCGCGACCGGCGTCCGCGGCGCGGTGTTCCTCGCCGTCCGCTGCGTGAAAACCGGCCGCTTCGAGCGGTCCTGAGCTTATGCCAGACGCATCCAAGAACCCCGCCGCGGTCGCACTAGGCCGCCTCGGCGGGCGGATCCGATCAGAGGCCAAAGCCGCCGCCGCAAGGCGCAACGGCCGACGAGGCGGGCGACCGCCGAAGCAGACCAAGCCGCTCCCATAGTGGGGCGGCTTTTTTGTCGTCAAATCGAAGCCAGCGCGGGGCGTCAAAAAACCTTTTGACGGCGGCCGCTCTTTTATGGCGGCTGACAATCCCTTCCTCGACATTGACGTTGCGACGCTGACGACGCTCAAGTCCAAGGTCTTGGACGCGATCCAGGCTTGCTTGCTCAACACGAGCTACTCGCTGAACGGCAAGAGCGTCACGCGCGCCGATTTGAACACGCTCAACCAGATGCTGGGCGACATCGTCTCGGCAATTGAGTACCAGAACGGCGACACGACCGACACGACGTTCGTCAGCTTCACGGGCAACTGATTATGCAGACCTTCGACGCGACCGCAGTCATCCGCAACCGGCCGTGGTTCGAGCGGGCGCTCGAGACCATCGCGCCGCAGGCCGCGCTGCGCCGACTCCAGGCTCGCGTCGAGACCGCGCTGTTCAGCTACAACGCCGCGCAGACCAATCGGCTTTATGCGCCGATGCAATACGGCCAGCCGAGCGAGTCCTCGCAGACCGTGCGCGAGCGGGTCGTGATGATGTGGGAGGCTCGGAATCTGGTCGAGAATTGTCCCGAGGTGAAGGAGGTCTCGCGCAAGTTCGGCAATTACCTGACGCCGACCGAATACTCGCCGGCGACTGGCGACCGCGACTACAACGCGACCGTCAACGAGTGGTTCCATAGTTGGTGCAAGCAGGCCGACGCCACGGGCCGCAATAGCTTCAGAAAGCTCGTGCAGCTAGCCGCGGAGAATCGGCCGGTCGACGGCGACTGCGGCTTCGTGATCCGGCGCGTGGGCGACGGGCTCAAGCTCCAGCTGGTGCCGGCGACCCGCATCGGCAACCCCAACGAGATGGGCCTCGACTCGGAGAACTACTTCGAGGGCGTCATCACCAACGAGTTCGGCGTGCCGGTCGCGTATCGCATCTACCGCGTGACCCGCGAGGGCGTTTACTTCGGCGCCGAGGACGTGCCGGCCGGCAACTTCTGCCACTACTTTGACCCGTTCCGCGTCGATCAGTACCGCGGCGTCACCGACTTTCACGCGGCGATCCAGACGGCGCGGATGCTGCACGAAATCCTCCAGGCCGAGAAGGCCGGCGTGCGCTTCGCCTCGCAGCAGGCGGCGCTGGTCTTCACCGACCGCGGCACGGCCAACGCGCGCAACCTCTTCACGCCGACGCCGAGCGCGGTGCTGCCCAGCGGCCAGCAGCAGAAGAACGAGCTCTCCGAAGTCGGGATGATCAAGTATCTCGGCCAAGCTGACCGCGTTGAGACGATGCCGGCGCGGCCCAGCACCGCCTTCACGGGATTCATCGCGCATCTGATGCACGAGCTGTCCATCGCGGTCGGCATCCCGAAGGGCGTCCTCTTCGGCACGCAGGACTACGCCGGCCCGAGCGTGCGCGCGGAGTTCGCTGCGGCCGACCGCGTCTTCGCGCGGCATCAAGGCGTGCTCGTCGACAAGGTGCTCGACCCGATCAAGAACGCGGTGATCCTCGATGCCATCGCGCGCGGCGAGATCCCGGCGCCTCCGGCTCGCGCTGGCGAGACGCCAGTCCAGGCGCTGAAGCGCGCGACCCGCGGCGAGTGGCGCTTCCCGCCCAAGCTCACCATCGACGTTGGTCGCGAGTCCGCGGCGAATATGAACGAGAACCGGCAGGGCGCGAAGTCTCTGCAGGAGATCGCGGCCGAGCAGGGCACCGATGCCTTCACCCGTCTCGAGCAGATCGCGGCCGAAGCGAGCTACGTGAGCGAGCTTGCCGAGCGCTACGGCGTTCCCGAGACGGCGATCCGTATGGTCACGCAGCAGCTGCCGGCGAATCCCTCGATGGCTGCGGCGCTGGGCACGAACGTCACCGACGATGCCGTCGATGCGGTCAACGCCACGACCGGCAAGGGCGACGCGCCCGAGGACGAAACGCCCGACCAACCTCCGACGCCGGCCGAGCTTGCGCGCTTCGCCGCGGTCGATCTCACGCCGACCGATGCGATGGCAGCGGAGGCCAAGCGCGGCCTCGAGTGGCGCGAGAAGTTCAACCGTGGCGGCACCGCTGTCGGCGTCGCTCGCGCGCGCGACATCAGCAACAAGGCCAGCCTATCGCCCGACACGGTGCGCCGAATGGTCTCGTATTTCGCGCGGCACGAGGTCGACAAGCAGGGCACGGGCTTCTCCCCTGGCGAAGACGGCTACCCTTCTGCCGGCCGGATCGCGTGGGCGCTTTGGGGCGGTGACGCCGGCGCCAGCTGGGCGCGCGCGAAATCGGAAGCGCTCAAGCGCGAGGAACTGAACCGGCCGACCACCGTCGCCGCCGCGCTGGAAGCGGGCCGCAATCGCGCGAAGCGACCGCTTGAGAAGCTGGCGGACAAGGCGACCAAGCTCGCCGCCGTGCGCGAGAAGCTGGGCCAGAACTCGAAGACGGAGGCGCAGATCGAGCAGGCGCTCAAGCCGTTCGGATTTCAGCCGAAGCCGGTCGTGGCGCCGCCGCCTCCCGCTCCGGTCGTCACGCTCTCCGACGCCCGCAAGATGCTCGCCGAGAAGGCCGACGCCGAGAACAAGCTGACCGCGCTCTTCGCGAGCGTGAGTGATCGTCGCGCCAAGATCAAAAGCCTCCGCACCCATTGACAATGCATAGCGTTCTCGACGCCATCATCACGAGCAACGAGCAGCTGGGCCAGCGGGCCGAGGAGTTCGCGCAGCTGCTGGTCGAGCACGATAAGACGCTCGACGAACTGCTCGAGCGCATCGGCAAGACGGTGCCGGAAATTCGCAAGGAACTGGAGTCCAAGCTGACCGAGGCGGTGCCTGGGCTCGTCTCGGACGCCTATGCAAAATACAACGAAGACCTCGAAGCACGCTGCCGCGTCGCGCTCGCCGACTCGCAGACGAAGCTCGAAGCCGTCCGCTCTGAGATCGTCGCTCTTGCTCAAACGCAGTTCTCCGAGGCCGAGAAGCAAATCGGGCTGACCGCGGAGCAGATCGAGTCGCGCATCCTGAGCGCGCTGACGGAGGCCGCGAAGGAGCGCATCACGAAGCTTGAGCGCGGGCTTGTGATCGAGATCCAGCACGCGGTGAACGCTGCGCTGCCGAAGACGGAGCTGGCCGCGGCGCCGACGCTGATCGACTCCTACCGCGGGCAATGGAAGGAAGGGATGGTCGCGCAGCGCGGCGACCTCTTCTCGTGGTACGGCAGCACCTACCTCGCGCTCGAGGACACGAACGACACGCCGGGGCGGAAGAACATCGCCACCGCTGGCGCCAAGTGGGCGGTGATCGCGGCGCGTGGGGCAGGCGGAGGAGGAGGAGGCGGCGGCGACTCGCTGCCTTCGCAGGCGGGAAACGCGGGCAAGTTCCTTAAGACTGACGGCGCAACGCCTAGCTGGGAATCGATCCCCGGCGGCGGCGATATGCTCGGCGCAAACAACCTGACCGACGTCGCGTCGATCACGGCAGCCTTCGCGAACATCAAGCAGCCGGCGAGCACGAGCGCCTCGGGCGTCGTCACGTTCGCGACCTCGGGCGAAAGCGCCGCGCTGAAGGCCGTGCAGGCGAACGACGCGCGGCTCTCCGACTCGCGCACGCCGACCGCGCACGCCTCGACGCATCAGACGGGCGGCAGCGACCCTATCGACTTCCCGGTGGATTCGGTCTTCGGCGCGACGAACACGATCACCCAGGTCGACTACTTCGCGCTCAACACCTCGAGCACGGCGAGCGTGACCACGGCGCAGGCCGTTTGGAACGCGACCGAGGGCGCGATCGAGGTCGGTCTTAACTCCAGCGTCAACGCGCTCCTTGGCGTCGACGCACACATCGAAGTCTACAACCGGAGCGGCTCGTCTTTCACCAAGGGCCAGGTCGTGAAGCAGAACGGATCGTCGGGCACGCGCCTCGAGGCTGAGCTGGCGCTCGGGACCAGCGACGCCAACTCGGCGAGCACACTGGGGCTCGTCGCGCAGACCATCGGGAACAACTCGTCCGGCTTCATCATCACGAACGGCCTGCTGCGCGGCATCAACACCAACTCGTTCAACGAGGGCGACACGCTCTGGCTCTCGGCCACGACTCTTGGCGGGCTGACCAACGTGCGGCCGACGCAGCCGAATCACTCGGTGCGTATCGGCTACGTGATCAAGAAGGCCGGCGTCGCCGATGGCATCATCTACGTCGACATCCTCAACGGCTTCGAGCTGGAGGAGCTGCACGACGTGCTCGTGACCACGGTCGCGAACCGGGACTTTCTCTCCTACGATTCCTCGACCACCGTCTGGCGGAATCGGCAGCTTTTCGACTCGACCGCTCCGGCGGCGCTTGGTGCCTCGG